ACAAAAGCTACAGTGAATGATAATGGTGGAATCGTTATTTCTGATCCACTGCCATCCACAGGCCTTTGGTACTTTGAAATAGATGCTACTACAGTTTCACAATTTTATCCTGGTATTGGACAGCAAAGCGCATTAGGATATAACTCAACGGCTGCTTGGAACAATGGAACGGCAGATACTCATGTTTGGCTGGTTGATGATGCAACAGGAAGATTCAACAATAACGGATCATTAAGTACTTATGTAGGTTCAGCATCTAGTACAGGTCGTTATGCTGTCGCATGGGATGGTGATAATAGAGCACTATATTTTGGATCAATTTCTGGTTCTACCATTACTTGGGTTTTCTCCGGTGATCCAACTAGCGGTGCGAGTAAAACAGGAGCAGCTCCAGGGACCTGGCCCACAACGGGAACTGATCCTCTTTACTTTATTGTGCTTGGCGGCGGCACATCAGTTATGAAATTCTATTTTGAAGAAGATGATTGGACTGGTGTGACCAACAGACCGGCAGATGCTGTAGAGTTGAATACTAAAAACTTCGCAGGTCCAGACTATCAAGGTATAGATTACTTTGATGCTACTCTGTACCAAGGTAATGGCACTGGGCAAAGAGTAGGTGATTTTGTTCCGTTTACAGATGCTTATACCGTAAACAACAGTGTACTCTTTAACGATGATGACACTGCTTTTCTTCAAAGAACGCCCGGTAGTACCGGAAATAGAAAAAAGTTTACACTATCTACATGGTTTAAAAGAGCAAATCTTACTGGAGCAATTCAATATCTTTTTCACTGTCAAAACTCTAGTAATAATAATTTATTTACTGTACGGTTTAATGCCTCTGATCAAATAGAGGCTGGTGGTGAAATAAGTGGTGGAGCAACAGATAAAAAAGTCATAACTAATAGAGTCTTTAAAGACACAAGTCAGTGGTATCATTTAGTAGTAAGAGTTGACACTGCAAATGCCACAGCAGCGAATAGACTTAGAATATACATAAATGGTGTAGAACAATCTCTTGCTTCAGCATCATACAGAGCCACCACTGAAGATTGGTTATGGAACGCTGCTAGTGAGTTACACACTATTGCAAGAGGACAAGCCGCTGGTAGTCCCAGTGGAACTAGCTCTGATTTTTATCTCGCACAAACGGTGCATATAGATAATGATACTCTTGGTCCTGACAGCTTTGGTCAATTAGATACATCAACGAATCGCTGGATACCTAAAGATGTTTCGGGTCTTACATTTGGAACTAATGGTTTTTATCTTGACATGGAGACTGCACCGGGTACTGGAAATGGTGCAGGTGATGATGTTAGCGGTAACAATAATGATTTTACTGAAAGCGGTTTAACTGCTGGCGATCAATTTATAGACACACCTACTAAAAACTTTGCCACCCTTGATCCTACTTATGGATATAACAATACAACTTATACACAAGGTAATCTTGCTGTAGTTGGAGCGAATGTATCTGCTCAAGCAAATAAATCAACGTATTCCACAGCATTTTCTAAAAAGAGTGGTAAGTGGTGGGTAGAGTTTGATAGCATACTTGATGCTTCAAACACTACAATATTCTATGGTATTATACCTACTAAATATATAAGAGATGGTAGTTTTGTAGCCGCTGCTAAAGACTCTGGCACTGGTTATGCAGATAATTTATTAGGTTCTATCAGAGCATATATTGTGGGTAGCACTTATGGAAATAAAGTTTATAACATAGCAATCGGTACTGGTAGCGGCACAACAAATTTAACTTCTGGAGGCATTATAGATAACAATGCAGGAGGGTACACAGACCTTGTGCCTTACGGTATAGCGTTGGATATGGATAATAAAAAGATGTGGATAGGTAATCCTACCATCAGTGCAACTACATGGAACAATGAAACAAGTGTAAGTCCTGCTGATAATACAGGAGGATTTGATTTACAATTTGACGAATACAGTATATTTATTTCTAATGATATAGGCACTAGCTTTATAAACTTTGGTCAGTATGTTGGTTCTTGGAATGGTAACTCTGTATCAGATTACACCAGCACAGCAGGGGGTAACTTTACTCTAGCACCTCCTACAGGCTTTAAAGCTATTAACCAAGACAACCTAGACGACACTGCATCTAAGATTACAGCATGGGCATGGATTAAGAATAGAGATTCTACTGACGATCATATTCTTGTAGACCGAGTAAGAGGTGTTGGAGAAGTTATACACTCTAATTCAACTGCTGCTGAAACTACTGAACCTAATACCGTACAGCGGTTTTTACAAAGAGGCGTACAAGTAGGTAATGATGTGCAGGTAAATACTGCTAATGAAAGCTATGTTCTTTGGCAGTGGCTCGTGGGAGACAGTGCTACTACTGGTTCTACTAATAATTCTGGAAGTATAGCTAGCACTGTTATTGCAGCAGATGCGGGTCATTTTTCAATTGGAACGTACACTGGCACAGGTGCTAATGCAACAATCGGGCATGGTCTAACTGCTGCACCCGAATTTGTAAACGTCAAACAACTTAATTCTACAGCTAGTTGGTCTGCTTTGATACCCGCACTAGGAAATAGTAATGCTATATTTTTAAATCTTTCTAATGCTGCTCAATCTGTAGGAACAGCTTACTGGCAGAATACTGACCCTACATCTAGTGTTTTTAGTATCGGAACAGATAATGCAGTTAATGGTTCTAGCAGTACATATTTATTTCAATGTTTTAGATCAGTTCCTGGTGTTTGTAAAGTGGGAAGTTATGAAGGTAATTCTATTGACGATGGACCTTACATAAGTTTAGGTTTTAAACCTCGTTGGTGGTTGGTAAAAGAGACGACTGTTTCTGATGCTTCACATGATTGGTTTGTCGCTGATTCTGCAAGATATACATTTAATGGGACTACTACTGCTGGTGGTTTAAATGGTGGTACATTAGAGGCTAATGATTCTACTGCTGAAGAAGCACATAATACAAACTTTGGAGATAATCCTGCCTTTGATTTTCTGTCTGACGGTATAAAGCTCAGAACAAATTCTGGAGTAATTAACGCTACTGGCAGAACTTATGTTTACATAGCAATGGCAGAGATCGGTGGCAATGCTGCCTATCCACCGATCTATGGTAGATAAGGATATAAATAAACAAAACGAGTGAAATACTATATGATGATGCTCAAATATAGGAGGAATACAAAATGTGGGCAATGGTTAAAGCAAATCAGGTCGTAGCGATTTATAGACGACCAAAAGCACTCACGATTGATGGCGTGCAGCATCCAAGCAATATCTTTAGCGTTTGGTCGAAAGAACAAAAGATGGCGATCGGCATCTATGACTACACAGAAGTGAGATCAAATCTAAACGACAAGTACTACAGGCAGGGCAGCTCGTCAACTGCGATTGACAACGATGCTGGTACGGTTACGGTTACATATGCTGCTAATGCTAAGAATCTTGACGATGTCAATGAAGTCGATGAGAATGGCGATGCAGTTCTAGATGAGAATGGTGATCAGGTTGTAACTCTTGGCGTCAAATCACTCGAAAAGCAAAAAGTCAAGCAAATTGCAGCTGGTCTACTTCAGAGTTCAGATTGGATGGTTATCCGTGCTGCTGAAGGTGGTACTGCTGTTCCTGATGCCGTTGCTACTTATCGAGCTGCTGTTCGTACAAAATCAAACTCAATGGAAACAGCTATTAATGATGCGGCCGATGCAGACGCAATGATTGCTCTTGAAACAACAACATATCATGCGAACGGAGCTATCGATGCTGTAGCCACACTGCAGGATTGGCCAACAGTACCAGCCGCACTTCGATAAGGAAAGATAAATGGCACTCACAACATTAGGAAATACGGCATTCGGCACTTCGTCCGTTGTAAGTGCTGCAATTAAAGACAATGCGGTAGTATATAACAAGCTAGACGCCAATACAGCACACACTGATCGCAATCAATCATTTACGGTTGCGCAGCGTGGTTCAATTAGTAGTTTGGGTGTTAGGACTGGTCCTGCAGCAACGAATACCGTTACTCTTGACTTAAACACTTCAAACTACTACAGCTGTACGGCTAATGCTAATTTATTGTTTGCAAATCCAACAAATGTAACTGCAGGGCAAGCCGGTGCTTTGTTTGTTACAGCAAACGGTAGTTATACTTCTTCTTGGGGTTCATACTGGCGGTTTGCTACTGGTACGGTTCCAACAATGTCAACCGTGGCTGGTAAAGTTGATCGTGTAGACTATGTGGTTCAATCATCAAATACCATTCATGCGGTGGCTACGATCGATCTTCTTGGCACTGCATAGGGAGTTTCTTTATGTCGGTATTTAACTTACACCAAGGTGTCGTCGCTGGTGCTGCAGCTGGAGGTGGTGCTGTATTTGACACAACTCTGATTGGTAATTCAGTTTGGTTAGACGGTAGTGCTGACTATTTTAGCAAAACTTATGCAGGTTCTGGTAACTCAACAACTGAAGGTATTTTTTCATTTTGGTATCAGCGTTACATTTTTAGCGCTGTTCAAGAGGCATGGTTTGAAGCATCTGGTTTTGGTGGTTTGGGAACAAATATTACTTATGGTGGTGGTGATACTATAGTAGTTAACAGCTTTACTGCGGGTGGTGCTCAACTTATTGCTAGGCATACCCGGTTATTGAGGGACGTTGCTTGGTATCACATCATTGTAAGCATTGATATGTCTCAAGCCACTACTTTAGATAAAATTAAATTTTATATTAATGGAGAGCAAGATACTACAATTAACGTACAAAATCTTGCGACTACCAATGGCTTAGATATGCTTGGCGCAAGAAGCAAAGTAAACTTCAGGATTGGTCAACAGTCCAACAAGGCTTTTGCTCAATACTGCTATCTTGATGGTGTAAGCATTCAGCAGGGTGACTATGCTGTTTCAGACTTTTTAGATACATTTACATTTGGAACTAATGGTTCTCAGATTATTCCAAAAGCTAATGCAGATATTGCTGCTCTTGCAACCACAACAGGAGGAAATAGCTTCTGTTTAGACTTTGCAGATAGTGGTGATCTGGGGAATGATATTAGCTCTAACGCTAATGATTTCACTCCTAATAGCATGAGCAGTGCTAATCAGTCAAGCAGCACACCGTCATTAAATTACGCCGTGCTTAATACTTTGGACAAAGGCAGTTCCGCGACAACCTCGGAAGGTGCAACACGGCAACCGACGGGGACTGACCATGTGATTCTTTCGTCGATGCCAATACCAACGACCGGGAAATGGGCAATTTCTGGTCGAGTTGATGCAGGAGATTTTAGCTTTGGTATTTGCACACCGGCACATACACGCACATCAAAAATTGGGAGAACGAATGATAGCTGGGGCGCAATTGACTCACCGGGAGCATCGTTTTTTCGATCTGAGCATGACAGCGTCGCAACAAATTCCACGGTTATAAGCGCCGCAAGCGACACTTTCATCATCGCTTTCGATGCTGATTCCGGAAAGTTGTGGCTTGGTCGCAACGATGGAGGCGCAGGAATTGCGTATTTGGGTGGCGGCGACCCGACAACTGGCACAACGCCAACTTATACTCTTAGCGCGTCAGAAATGTCGCCGGGTTTGCATTTTGCAGTCGGAAGTCGACTCACGGTATCGTTCGGGCAACGCACACATTTTGAGACTTTGCCGACTGGTTTTCTCGAACTTAATAGTGAGAATTTATCAACGCCAAACGCGCAAGGCATAGATTATTTCAATGCCGTTCTGGTGACGGGCGATGCGACAAACGACCGGGCAATTACGGGGATGGGCTTTGCTAGTGATTTGCTGGTGTATAAGAAGCGGTCCGCAACATTAAGCTGGAAAGTCCAAGACGTTATTCGTGGGGTCAACAACGTACTCTATTTTGATGCCACCAACGCCGAACAAGCCGAAACTGGATTCGACACTATCAACGATGCCGACGGCTTCACGATCAACAATGCCAGCAACGCTAACGATAGTGGTGCAACATACGTGGCTTATGGCTGGCTTATGGGCGGTGCAGGAGCCGCTAATTCAGACGGAACAATACCATCAACTGTCAGTGCTTCATCAACTGGCGCTTGGAGTTTAATCACTTGGACAGGCACGGGAGCAAACGGAACTATTGGGCATGGTCTGAGCGGTGCGCCCGAATTAGTCATAGTTAAAAATACCAACGATTCTCGTGCGTGGCGGGTCTTAGAGACGGTAGTTAATGGCGGCACTCATTATTTAACGCTTAACACAACCGCTGCGTCTACAGCAGGTTCGACATTCTGGAATGACAGCAACCCAACCGCTTCCGTTATCAATTTAGGGTCGGATACCGATACAAACGATAGCGGCGACACAATGGTGGCTATTGCATTCCGATCAGTTCCCGGTGTGTGTAAAGTAGGCAGCTACATTGGAAACGGTAATGCTGACGGTCCTTATGTTTCAGTAGGATTTTCGCCAAAATGGGTCATGGTTAAACCATTTAATGCTGTTAATCCGTGGACGATAACAGATACTTCTCGCGATCCAATTAATGCAACTACTCGTCGGTTACACCCAAACCTTAGTCAAGCTGAAGCGGCTGATTCTTTGACTTGCGGTGATATTTTAGCCGACGGATTTAAGTTACGCGCATCGCATGGAAACGTAAATCAAAGCGGAATTACATATCTATATCTAGCAATGGCAGATATAGGAGGTAATGGTACACTACCACCGATTTACGGAAGGTAATATAAACTTCTTCCATTATAAATAGTAATAAAATGGCTGGAGTTTACCATGGCAGTCCCATCTACCAGAGAAGCATTTAAAAGTTATTGTCTTCGTCGTCTTGGCGATCCTGTGATTGATATTAATGTTGATGATGAACAGGTCGAAGATCGTATTGACGAAGCTCTAAAATATTATCAAGATTATCACTTTGATGGCACTGAACGAGTTCTCGTAAAACACGTCGTTACAGCTTCCGATAAAACAAACGGATATATAACACTTTCGAACTCAATCATCGGTGTCAATTCTATCCTTGATATTGGACAAGCGGTTCAATCATCAAATCTTTTCAATATTCGGTATCAGATTCATCTGAATGATCTATTTGATCTTTCAGCATCATCTTATGTACCATATGTCACGGCAATGCGACATATCGAATCACTAGAAGAGCTCTTTGTTGGTAAAAAACCACTCCGATATAATCGCCACGTAAATAAACTCCATATTGATATGGATTGGGCAAATGATGTGGCTGTAGGAGAATATATCATCATCGATGCCTACTCAATCACAGATCCATCAACATATTCTGATGTTTGGGGTGATCGTTGGTTGGCTCGATATGCAACTGCTCTCATTAAGAGACAATGGGGTTCTAACCTTACAAAGTTTGAAGGTATGCAATTACCCGGCGGCTTGACATTTAATGGTGCAAAAATTTATGATGATGCCGAGGCAGAAGTTCAAAAACTTGAAGAGGAAATGATAGTCAGTTACAGTTTGCCTGTTCAAGATATGATAGGATGATCCTGTGCCTACAAATAAGTATTTCAATAACTTCGGATATGCTAGAGAACAAGATCTAGTTGAAGATTTAACAATTGAATCAATCAAGATATACGGCCATGATGTGCGGTATATTCCTAAAGCTTCTGCTAGAAGAGATGCTCTTTTTGGTGAGGATACTCTTGCGACCTATGATGATGCGGTCGAGATGGAGATGTATATCAAGAATGTCGAGGGGTTTGAAGGCGAGGGTGATTTCCTATCTCGTTTTAATTTAGAAATTCGCGATCAAGTAACATTTACAATTGCAAGAAAAAGATTCGATCAGGCCAGATCAGAAAGGCTTACGACAGAGGTTGGTTACAGTTATCTCCAGGAAGAAGCAGACACAAATGCTCCCTCTCGTCAGTTTTTATCCACCTCAGCCAACACAAGTCTCTTCGGTATTAACCTAGAGACCGGTACAGCTGAAGGATATGCAATTACAAATAACAGACCGACCGAGGGTGATCTCATCTGGTTTCCAATGGTCGACAAGTTATTTGAGATTAAATTTGTAGAACACGAACAAGTATTTTACCAGACTGGTAGATTACAAACATATGATCTACGTTGTGAACTCTTTACATACAGCAACGAGAGAATCGACACCGGCAATACGGCAATCGATGCAGTCGAGGATAACTACTCAACTGACATCCTCGTATATGAAATGCTCCAAGAAGATGGATCCATTCTACAACTTGAGGAAGGTGGATCAATCATGCAGGAATATAGATTGGAAACGAATCAACCTTCGGCTAATAATGAGTATTTCCAATCTAATGATCCAGTATTCAGTTCATCTGCGGTAATTGACTTCAGTGAATCAAATCCATTTTCTGAAATCGATAGGTATTAATCATGTTTGGAGCACAATATTATCACGGAATAATTCGAAAATATGTGATTGCCTTCGGTAATCTCTTTAATGATATTTACGTTCAGCGGCTCGACTCAAACGGAAACCGAATTCAGACACTTGCTGTACCGTTGGCATATGGACCAAAAGAAAAGTGGCTTGTTCGACTTGCCCAAGATCCAAACCTAGATCAGGATGTGGCAATTACTCTGCCTCGTATGGGTTTTGAAATTCAGAGCATGGCTTATGCGCCTCAGCGTAAGCTCTCGTCGACTCTGAAAAATGTAAGATTAAAAACATCTGATCTTGATCGAGTAGATACACAGTATGTACCAGTACCGTATGATATTACCATGCTACTCTCAGTATTTGTGAGAAATGCAGATGATGGTGCTCAGATTATTGAACAAATCATTCCGTATTTCAGGCCAGAGTTTGTGACTAATATTCGGCTGATTCCGGAAATGGATGTGGTTGTCGACACTCCGGTTGTTTTACAGGACGTGGCGCTTGAGGATACATACGAGGGTGACTTTGATACCCGTCGAGCTCTCATCTATAACCTCACATTCAGTATGAAGGCTTATTTTTACGGACCAGTATCACACAGTGGTATCATCAAGCGTGCAGTTACAAATATCCGCCTGGACACTCCGGCCGATACACCAATTGGAGAGCGTATTACAGTTATTCCAGCGCAATATGCAAACGGTGCTCCTCTAATCTCACCATCTGCAAATAGTTCACTATCAGTTCCACTTGATGCAATTAGTGCAAATAGTGACTACGGTTTTGCGGTAAATATAAACTCAGATGTTCCTATTACATAGGATTGAAAAATGAAAACGTATCGCAATTTTATTAATGAAGCCTATATGTTACAATTTGTACGTGATAAAAATATGGATGTGCTAAAAATTAAAGACAGCCGTAAAAGAAGTTGGGTTGAAATCCGTGGTAAAAAAGGCTACGAAATTAGTGGTTATGATAAACGGGACCGATTACACCGTGTATTGGATCAAGTAGGTAAATCTGCTAATATGAGTGATCTTATGAATGGTAAACCAGTCAGTATTAATCCAAAACATCCTGACGGTAAAAAGGCCATACGTTTGGTCAAAAAGATAATGGGTGAAAAATGAAAACTGGTATGGAAAAGAATATGGAAGATATTTTTCGTCTTTCAGATGATACAAAATCTATGATTGAAGTCATCGACGAAACTCGCGAAATTACTCCAGTACAAAAAATGAATCTTAGTGATGATGATGTAATTGATGATTATCAATATGCCAGAGAAAACTTAAAAGGCATTATTGAATCAGCACAGCAGTCCATTGATGATTTATCATCTATTGCCTCGACCTCAGAATCCCCTCGTGCATACGAAGTCTTGTCAACATTAATGAAAACTATTGTTGATGCAAATAAAGATTTATTGGAATTGCAGAGAAAGGTAAAACTACTCAAGGAAGATTCTAGTCAACCAAAGAATGTAACCAATGCTTTATTTGTCGGTAGTACATCTGAACTACAGAAGTTAATTAAACAAAATACTACCAATGAATAGGCTCAAGGCCTATTATATCATTGTTGTGAGATAAGTCAATAGATATGTCTGAAAATTATTTAGCAAATCCATTATTAAAAAAAGCATATGTTCCAATTGAATGGACGGCTGAGCAAGTTGAAGAAGTAATCAAATGCTCAAAGGATGTCAATTATTTCATTAAAACATATGTAAAAATTATTTCGCTCGATGAAGGTCTTGTGAATTTCGATATGTATCCATTTCAGGAAGAAATGGCTCAAACCATATCCGATAATAGATTTACTGTAATTAAAACCTGCCGCCAAGCTGGTAAAACAACTACATCTGCCGCTGTTATTTTGTGGCATGTATTATTTAATGACAGTTATACAATTGCAATTCTTGCAAATAAACTTTCTACTGCTCGTGAAATTCTTGCAAGAGTTCAGAGAGCATATGAAAACCTACCGAAGTGGTTACAGCAAGGTGTGGTTGCCTGGAATAAGACAAATATCGAACTTGAAAATGGTAGTCAGATTATTGCATCATCCACGGCATCAAGCGCCATCCGTGGTTACTCTATCAACTTCCTATATCTTGATGAATTTGCTTTCGTTCCTCGTAATATCCAGGATGATTTCTTTACATCAGTATATCCTACAATTATTTCGGGTACAAACACAAAGGTGGTGATTACATCCACACCGAATGGTTTTGATTTATTTTATAAAATATGGACAAACTCTGTTGAAAAGAGAAATGAATATGCAAACTATTCAGTAAACTGGTGGGATGTACCAGGTAGAGATGATGATTGGCGTGACAAAACAATTGCCAACACAAGCGAGGACCAGTTCCGGCAAGAGTTCGAGGCTGAATTTATTGGTTCATCCAATACACTTATTTCGCCAAATATATTAAGGGCGATGACATTTAAAACACCCCAGTCATCACATTATGAAGGTAGTTTAAATGTATATGCTGAACCCGATCCAAGTCACGTTTATTTTACTGTAGTAGATACTAGTAGAGGTGTAGGTATTGATTCGTCGGCATTTGTTGTAATTGATGTCACTGAAGTCCCTTATAATGTGGTTGCTGCATATAAGAATAATGTAATCTCACCTCTTGTATACCCGGAAGTTGTATATAATGTTGCAAAGGCCTATAATGAATCATTTTGTCTGGTAGAAATTAATGATAACGGTCAGCAAATTGCTGATATTTTGGCAAATGAACTAGAATATGAAAATATCATATATACCACAATGAAAGGCCGTGGCGGACAGCAAATAGGCGGTGGTTTTTCATCAAATGTCCAACGCGGTGTCAGAACTACAAAAGCAGTAAAACGAGTTGGTTGTGCCACAGCCAAAACAATGATTGAAAAACATAAAATTCATTTAAATGATTTTAATCTAGTAAATGAATTGTCTACTTTTATTCAAAAAGGAAATTCATACGAAGCTGACCAAGGTGCTCATGATGACCTTATTATGTGTGTGGTTTTGTTTGCATGGGCATCAAATCAGGAATTCTTTAAGGAATTGACTGATACTGATTTCAGAAAAAAATTAATGGAGGAACGTGATAAATTACTCACTGATGATGTATTGCCGTTTGGTTTCATCGATGATCACATTCCAGAGGAAAATACGGGAATAATAAATATGACACAAGGTGAGTTTTGGAATGGCTGGGACGATAGCAATAAATGGTGAGTTTTACATTTTTATAAATAATGTTGAATGCTAAAGTTTAACAGCTTCTAATGAGGAGAATGAAAAATGCCTTTCCAAGTATCACCAGGCGTTAACATTTCTGAAATTGACCTCACTACGGTTATCCCTGCTGTTTCTACAACAACCGGTGCTATTGCTGGGCGTTTTCATTGGGGACCTGCAGATACAAGAGTATTAGTCAATTCAGAGGATGTTCTCGCATCACAGTTTGGTAAGCCAGATTCCAATAACTTCCAGGAATGGTTTACCGCTGCAAACTTTTTAGCATATGGTAATGCACTATATGTTTCACGCGTTCTTAACAGCGCAAATAATGCTAACGGCAATGGTTGGTCAAATACCATTGTAAAGAATTCAGATGATTATGAAAATAATTTCTCTTCAGGAGTTAGCAATTCAGGTGACTGGGTAGCAAAATATCCAGGCACACTGGGCAATTCACTTAAGGTTTCAGTTTGTGCATCTACCGGTGCATATTCAAATGCGGTAACCACACCAACATTCACACTTACAGCTGATAGCACCACTGTTACAACCAGTGCTAACGTTGGCAGTATTGTGGTTGCAGGTGATTATCTACTTGCCGCAAACTCTACTGTAAACTTTAATGTTCAGGTTTCTTCTGTTGCAGCAAATGGTACATCCATTACACTTGTAACTGCTCCAAAGAATAACGACATCGGTGGCGCATCGCTTACAACCACTGCTGGTGACGTAACACGTCGTTGGGAATATTACAACTTCTTTGATGCAGCTCCAGGCACATCGGCATTTGCAACACGCAACGGTGGTTCTGGTGACGAGCTTCACATCGCAGTTGTAGATGAGGACGGTGAAGTTACCGGCGTTCGTGGTCAGGTTCTAGAGCGCTGGGCCGCTGTTTCCAGAGCAAATGATGCTCTTACAGAAAATGGCACAAGTAATTACTATAAGGAAGTCATTAACCAGCAGTCACGTTGGCTTTGGTGGGCATCACATGTCGATAACATGACATCCGCTGGTGGCGCTGCTACCTCTACCTTCTCTAATACATCAGAGACTCCAACCACAGTATCACTCTCTGGTGGTTCTGCCGGTGCGGCGCCAACAAATGCACAGCTTATTAACGGTTATAATAAGTTTGAAAGTGCTGAGGATGTCGATGTTTCACTTATACTTGGTGCTGATTCAAACCAGACACTAGTCACACATATTATCAATAATATCTGTGAAACACGCCTTGACTGCATTGGTGTATTCTCACCAGAATCTGCAGACGTGGTCAATAACTCCACATATGCTGGTAAGGAAGCCGAGGATGCCATTGCATTCCGTGATACACTTCCATCATCTTCATATGGTGTAATTGATAGCGGTTGGAAATATCAGTACGATAAGTATAATGATGTATACCGTTATGTTCCAATGAACGGCGACACCGCTGGTCTTATGGTCCGTACAGATAATACACGTGATCCATGGTATTCACCAGCTGGTTTCAATCGTGGTAATATTAAGAATGTTGCTAAGCTTTCCTATAATCCAAAGAAAGCCGATCGTGATCTACTATATAAATCTGGTATTAATCCAGTCGTAACATTCCCAGGACAAGGTACAATTCTATTCGGTGATAAGACAATGCTTGCTAAGCCAAGTGCCTTTGACCGAATCAATGTCCGCCGCCTATTCATTGTCCTAGAAAAGGCTATTG